CGAAGCGATTGCAAAGCCTCTAAACCGCGCAAAACAGCGCCAGATGTGTTGCTGTAGTTAACAGCGCCAGGCTCTTTGACCACCACATCTTTGATGGCATCGCGCAAATCCATGATCTGATCACGGCCAGTTTTACCAAACATGTAAGCTAGTTTGTCTTCTGAATCCAACTGAGTGACCAGTGTGTTCAAATTTTTAAAAGACAACTGGTCACCTTTGGTCAGCAAGTCTTTCATGTGCTGAATAGTTTGACCTTGCAATTCTTTGTAGGCTTGCTGTCCTTCTGGACCGGCCTTTTTAAGCAAACTGGTAACGCTACGCATTTCTTCCAATGAACCGTCTAGCACCACATGTTTGAACACATCATCCAATGCCACTCTGCGGTCGGTATAGCCAGCCTTTGTGCCAAGCAACTTATCAACACGGCCAACATCTTCAAACTCTTTTGCCAACTGTTTTCTGGACGCACGCGCAGCCTGGTACAACTCACCGCCAGCGCCTTCGCCCATGTCGGTAATGATCTGCTTCAACTTGCCAGCGTTTGGTGAATTTTTAACTTGGCCAAGCTGTTGGTAAATGTCTTCCAACGCACGCACAGTGATAGATCCGGTGTTTTGTGGATCATTCATCTTTAATGATTCAACTACTGAATCCAAAATTGGGTCCAGCTTTTGTCTCATTGTTGGCGTTTTGGTATTGACGTAATCTAAAAGTGCTTGATATGGCACTGGCTGCAATGTCTCGCCAGCATTGTCTGCTTTGGCGTACAACGCTTTGTAAGCATCAAATTTCTTGGTGTACTCATCATTCAATGCTTTGTCCACAACTTTGCCAACCTGGCGCAATTGCGTTGGATCTGCAATCTCAGCGCCGACATCATTGGTCATGCGCTCAAAGTTATTGACGATTTCTTGCTTTTGACCAGCTTTAAAACCGCGCATTTGTTCAGCCAATTTTGTTTTGGCGTCTTCAGAAATACCTGTAATCACGCCACGCTGAACTTCAGATTCAAACTGCTGTTGTGCCAAATTCTTTGTGCGTTCACCAGCTGTAGCAGGGATGCCAAATCGTTGCAAACGCTCTTGACGCAACATATCTTCTGCGGTGGTTGCCGCACCCATGCCTTGCATGGCCGGCTGCTCACGGGTTATCACATTGGTTAGCGCATTACGCACTGGAGCCGCAGCCTGGCTAACAACTGGACGAGCCATTGCACCGGCTTGTTGCATGGCTGGACCAGCCAAAGCATTTAATGATGCACCCATTCCTCCAGAAATAATGGGGGGCAATTTTAATGCTTCTACGCCTCGACCAATTGTTTCAAGAGTTTCTTGAGCTGTTTGAGTGCGTGGTCGATATTGAATTTGTTCAGCAACCTTGCGCTGAAATTCAGGGCCGCCTGCGCCAGCCAAATAAGTAACAGGACCAGACAGCAAATTAGCGCCGACAGCAATCGGCGTTTCAATTAAACCGCCAATAATGCGGTCACGCAATGAAACTTCTGGTGTTGCTTTGCCAGTTACAACATTTTCAGCGCCAGGAATAAGCGCAGCTGGACTCAAACCAATGGTCTTGTAAAAGTCCATTTTAGGCATGTCTGCATAGAATTTCTGATGCAAAGAATCGGCCAGCTTCACATCTGGCACTTCATCATATTGAGGATACTGTGCGCGGAATTCAGCAAGTGTGGCCATTATTTAATCCCCAAACCTAATGGATCGTTTGCAGTTGCACCAGCCAAACCACCACCGCCGCCACTTGGCACAAATTGCTCAATGTTTTTTGCGCCCGGGCCGGCTTGAATGCTCATTGCTTTAATTGCCAAATCTCTGGCTTTTTGTTTTTGAGCCACAACAGAAGCATCATCACCAGGCTTGGGGAAATAATTCTTTTCAGCGGTAGTAAACTCGCTTGGAGAAATAGAAGCACCCGATTCTTTACGCAACACAGCAGTAATAAAGTTGATTCTGGCTTGTGCAACTTGCTGTTGTTCTGGGCTTAGACCACCCAAAATTTGAGGCAATGCGTTGAACACTGATCCAGACATGCCTTCCAATTTGTCTCCAATCAATGGAACAATTCCCAATGTGCTTCCAACAACATTACTGACCAAACCAGTATTTTTAACGCCAGCTTTTTCCAACGGAGCCAAGATACTGTTTGCTTCTTTCATTCGCATACCGTATGCAGCAGCGTTGCCTTGGCTTTCAGTCAATGCAGTGCCTTTTCCTGTCAACTGACGAGGACCACCAGAAACAGGTGCAGCAAACGCTGTTTGATCTAGCACGCTTGTCATGCCAGGAATGGCCTGAACGCTAGGCTGTGCTGATCGAGGGCCAGGCATACCAACGCCAGAAACCGTTGGCGCAGCTGCCGGCACGCCACCGCCAACAGTGACAGGAACTGCTTGCAATGTGCGCTTGTTGACGCCAAAGAAATTGCCATCTGCGTCTTCTTTGAGTTCGTAGCCTGGGTTGGCTTTTTCAAAGTTGAATTTTTCTTTTTCAAAAGCCAGACGAGCAGCAGCGTTTTTGTCTGCAAAACTTTGAGTTTTGGCTTGTTCTTGAATTTGTCGTTTATATGTTGGACTGTTAGGGTTCATGTCCAACGTAACAATTTTTCCATTCAAATCAAAATTTTCAGGTTTTGGTTGAACAAAAGCAAGAGCCGCACGACCTTCTGGATGGGTCATTACATAAGATTGAATGGCAGATTTACGTGATGCAAGATCAGGCAATTTGTTAAATTGATCACGTAGTTTTGAAACATCAACACCAGTTGATTCAAGACGATCAAAAGCCTGTGTTAATTTTTCATCCGTTGGGTCATGCATAACAGATGTCAAACCAGTTCCAAGGGCAGACATTTGTTGTTCTCTAATTTTGCCTTGAAGTTCTTTATTTTTTAAAGCGTTTGATTCTTGTTGAGCAATCAATTGCTCATACCCTAAACCAGTTTTACCAAACTGGCGCAAACCCGCACGGCCTTCTGGAGTAGATAGATCTGCCCTACCAAGATAGTTGACGGCGCCTTGTTCTTGCTCCATCTGTTGGCGTGCCAACTGATTTTGCAATTGCGCGTTTTGAATGTTTTGAATTTGAGCGTATTCCGCTAAAGGATTGCGTTGCTCAATTTGAATTGGCCGAAAGCCAAGTGCGATGTTTGGATCAATTGCCATGATTTACACCTTAACCGTTAAGCCCATACATGTCGGCAAGTTGTGCATTGGATGGACTGCCGCCACGATTTTGCAATGCTTGCTGCAATAGTGAATTTTGTGCTTGATTTTGATTGTAGTTTAGGTAAGTACCCAAACCACCAGTCAACGCATTCGCAACACCTAAATTACCCGCGGCCTGCGCCGCCGCACCGCCTGTTAAATAGTTACCCATAGTCGCGGCATTTTGCGCCCCAGCTTGACCAATAAAATTGGTGGCTGATTGACCAATGCCAGCCAACGATTGAAGCGGATTTAAACGGGCTGCACGTTCAGTTTGATAACGGTTAAACGCATTGGTGTATTCACCAGATGCAGAGTTCTGTGCATAGTCTTGCAACCCTTTAAGGGTTTGCCCTGAAATCAAACCACCACGTGCGCCTGCCGCATGACCGAGTTGCTTTAACCCTTCTTGCAATCGAAATTGATAGCCAGGATCAGCTTTAAATTGATCCATGCCAAATTGTTGATAGTTGGACGCCAACGGAACCAATTGATTTAGTGCAGTCTCACCAGCAGCACGCCACGGCGCTTGATCAGCGCGGGTCTGGTTGTATTGTTCGTTTGAAATATCAGAAGCACGACTAGCGGCAGCGGCTTGCGTGTCCGAGCCGCTTTTGCCCATTAAGCCACCAATAATTGAGCTGCCTAAAATTGCTGCGCCTGTTTCAATACCCATTTGAATTCTCCTTGACCAGCAAACCGCTGTTTGATTCTTTAAACCCAAGCCGTTTTAATATGTCGTACATATACTCATGCCCCGGCGTTACTTTTGTTGTCACTCTAGGTCCGCTAAAAAGTTGACGCAAGATGCCTTTTGTTACCCAAATTCGCCGCCATTCGGGAAGAATGGACACATGCAATTCATCATCTTTACGATACACCGCACCAATGATTTGATCATCACGTTTGATGGCTTTAATTATCCAATCTTTTACCGCCAAACGATAGTCTTCAAAAGATATAGGCGCAGACCAATCCGTAGCTTCATAACCAACCCGCAAGCCAACTTCACGGTCATCAATGATTTGAGTTGACATCATCATTCCAACAGCAAGTTGTTATTCGATGCAGCTTGCATAATGACCCAATTCGTGCCGTCAGACACCATTGTCGCCCAATTACCGGCAACTGCCAAGAGGATCGCTGTGCCTGCCGCCGTGCCGTCAATCGGCACCACGTTAGACGACGCTGACACCAGCAGTTGCGGCTGGATGTTCTTGAACGTCAACTGGCGTCCGGCGTAGGACGCCGCCGCCGGTAACGTCACCGTACAGGTCGAGCCTGACTTGTTGTTGATCAGCCAGTAGTCAGTTGCTGCAACCGTGAAGTCAGCCGTCTTGGTCACCGGCGCTGTGCCAGCCGATGCCTTGTTGTTAAACGTATTCCAGTCAGTCGATGTCAGATAGCCGTTTGTCGTGGCGTTGGCCGCAGGCATACTGATGGCAGGCGTTGCCCCACCCGAAGACACCACCGGCGCTGTACCTGTCACCGACCGGACACCCGTGTTGGCAATCGAGATTGTGCCTGGCCCGTTGGTCACCGAAATGCCAAGACCGGCGGTCAACGTATTTAAAGTGTATTCGCCAAGATTACCGATCAGCAACTGGCCGTTGGTGGGCAGCGTACCGATGCCCGTGCCGCCGTTGATGATCGGCGTAATGCCCGACCCCGCACCTGTAATTGAATACAGGTTGTACAGGAACATATACCACTCGCGTGTGATCTTTCCCGTGCGCTCATCAATGAGATCGACACGGGGCGCGGTGATTTGGTTAGTTGTTGTCGCCATTACGCATTGGTGCCCGAGATCAGCAGTTCAGCGCCCACGATGTCGATCTTGACCGGATCAGTGCCGGAGATTTCGTAAACACGGTCGCGCAGCTTAAGCGTCATGCCCAGACGCCGCCAGAAAACTCGGCGATAGTACTGGCCGATCTTGCCCATCTGCGACCAATGTTCATTGGACCATGTGTGACCGCCATCGTCAGACCAGCGCAACATAACCTCGGGGTCGCTGCCTTGGCCCAAGTTCAGGCCAGTGCCCGACTCGCAATTGAGTTGCAGGCTGTGCTGCGCGGTGCGCTTCCAGTTGTTCTGACCTTGAGGCAACGCACGCCATGAACGCAGCCACTTTTGGGGTT